GCATTGCTATGTCTATGCCCCAAAGTCTATAAATCTTAGATTCCATCAATATCCCCTATTGATTTAATTTGATGATGACGATACCTGAGCCGCCAGCGCCGCCATTACCTTGTTGGCTTGGGCTTCCACCGCCTCCACCTCCACCGCCACCAGTATTGGCAGTTCCGTTAGAAGCAACGGTTGCATTATTTGCAGCGTTTCCTCCACCTCCGGCTCCACCAGTTCCAGCAGTTCCACCAACAGCACCGCCACCACCTCCACCGGAATAGGTTACAGATGCGCCTGAAATACTTGAGGCAGTTCCAGCTCCACCGTTACCACCTGTTGTACTAGTGCCATTAGCCCCAACAGCAGAAGCACCACCGCCACCACCAGCTCCATAGTTTGGAGCACTTGCTGCATTATTCCCACCATTGCTTCCTTGGCTTGGTGATGTGCTAGGAGTGTTTCCTGTACCACCAGTTCCAGAAGAACTAGAAGCACTAGCCCCACCACCAGAACCACCATTACTTCCGTTTAATGGAGAATTCCATGTCCCACCACCACCACCACCAGTAGAAGTAATAGTTGAAAATACCGAATTACTCCCGTTGACTCCTGCGCTAGTATTATTAGGCGCTGTTGCTCCACCACCACCAACGGTAATTGTATATTCTGTTCCTGCAGTTACAGAAAATGCTGTTCCAGTACGAAAACCTCCTGCTCCTCCACCGCCGCCTTGAATTCCACCGCCACCACCACCGGCAACTACCAGATAATCAACACTTGTCACACCAGTCGGAGCAACCCACTTAGTCGATGACTTAAACGTAAAGACGGTCTGCGATGCTACGGAGTAGGACAGGATGACGATGCCAGAGCCGCCGGAGCCTGATGTGTTTCCTTGGGATGACCCGCCGCCACCGCCACCAGTATTTGCAGTGCCAGCAGTCGCCCCGCCCCCAGTTCCACCATTGCCACCACCACCGCTGCCGCCAGAACCTCCTGTGCCGCCTGCATAAGTAGCGCCGCCACCGCCACCGGCATAGGTGACGCTGCTTCCTGAAATGCTTGAAGCCGTTCCTGCACCACCATTTCCTGCCGTTGTGCTCCCATTACCATTCCCGCCAACGGCACTAGCGCCTCCACCACCAGCGGATGCGTAATTAGGCGCAGATGCAGTTGGTGAACCACCATTGCTGCCTTGCGATGGAGTGGTTGAAGGAGTGTTCCCAGTGCCGCCGGAAACTGTTGTTCCATTTTCACCACCGCCACCACCACCCGACCCGCCATTTCCTCCAGAGCCTTGATTAGCGCCACTAACACTGCCACCACCACCACCTCCACCAGCAGAAGTAATGGTAGAGAACACCGAGCTAGACCCTTGGCCGCCTCTGTTGCCGCCGCCTGCTTTGCCAGCACCACCAGCGCCAACTGTTATTGTGTAATCAGTGCCAGCAGTAACGGCTAGTCCAGTTCCAGTTCTAAAACCTCCAGCACCGCCGCCGCCACCTCCACTTGATGAGGAATTTCCAGCACCACCACCACCTCCCGCACCAACGACGAGATAATCAACCGCCGTAACACCAGTAGGCGCAGTCCAAGTGCCAGATGCAGTAAATGTCTGAATGACGCTAAATGTGCCGCCAGCGGCGACCCTACCCATCAACAATGCTTGAAGTATGCCTGTCATGTGATATTCGATCCAGAAATAACCCAAGTGGTGTTTTCAATCTTTACCGCAGTAGCTACGCCCCATTGAGCCAGCGTTCTGCTGCCAGTAGCACCGTTGGATGACAAGTAAAGAGTGTCAGTAGTCAAAGCAATAGTGACGTTATTAGCGGAACCATTGATGATTGTGACTGCCGAACCCACCGTAAACGACACGTTAGAGTTAGCCGGGAAGGTATAAGTCGCCGCAGCTTGGCCTGTTGGATGGTAAATATGTTTACCAGCATCACCCAACACGACGTTATAAGCGCCATTTTGGCTATTCTGTGGAATACCCATGTAACCAACAACATTGGCGCTGTTGACGGTAGCGTTGGATACCGTTGTGTTGGAAATAGTGGCATTGGCAACGGTGCCGGTAAATGTACCGCCTGCCGTAACAGTGCCGCTGCTGACCGTCACGTTGGCAAACGTCATGTTGTTCAGAGTGGTAACGGTATTACCAAGCTGAATCGCTGTATTGCCAAGCGTGATTGCCGTGTTAAAGTTCGCATCAAGCTGCGATAAGGGAATCGTAGCTGTAGCGTTAGCAAATGTATTAGGTACTGGCATTTAGAACCTCGCTCTCAATTCATGTTCAAACTCAAACCCATTTATTGTAAATGGCGTAACACTTCCTGTTAGCGTTATACCAAGATACTTGCCAAACATTTTGGCGTCACTCTTGTATAAATAGTAACCAGCACCGGCACTCGAAGGGCCAGACCATCCAATGATGTTACTAGCGTTATTGCTCCAAGAGATTACATTTCCTGAATTATTAACCCAATTTACTGCATTTGAAAAGTCAATTGCAGGCGACTGCTGAGACTCTGAATCAACAAAGGCTGTGAAGATAATTGGGGTATTGCCAAGAGTTGCCTCAATACCAATCTTTAGCGCCTGCTTGTCTCGGATGGGATCACCCATTGGCAACAAAGCAGTTTCCAAAACCATATCAACATCATTTGCGTCATCTTCATAAAACTGAATTAGATTGGTGCCGCTAGTACCGTACAGGTTCAAGAATCCATCCTTGAATGCCGGAACAACATAAATGCTGTTTGTTAGCTGATCGGTAAAAAACCATTTACGCTCGAAGAATGCCGCCTGAATCCAGCGCTCAGTGCCATCATCGTTGTACTTAAAATTAAAAACAGCACAAAGAATATTGTTAATTAAACACTGACCACCACTAATATCTTCATTAAAGTTAATTAACGGAAACACTCCATCCAGAGGATCACTAATCTTGGTGGTCGTTGCGCCAACCAGCGCATACACGCCGTACTCGTTCATAAACAACACAGAACGGAAGTACGGGAAAATGGCATGTTTCAGTTTGGAACCCACCGATGCTGATACGTTGGTATTGGTAAACAAGGTGGTGCCAAGTACCGAATCAATCCGAACATCCGAGAACACGTTAATGCTGTCCTCGCCAAACACATACAAGAAGTTGTTAGCTGAAAGCAATCTTGTAATTGAGGTACGCAGTGTTGAATCGCTGATCGTGATAAAACCAGCAGTCAGATTTACAAAGTCGTTGTAAGTGTCTGAGGCTGAGTAATAAACCGTTCGATCTTGGGCAATCCAAGTGCGGCCTGAAAAGGTCGCAATGTCAGAACCGTTTTGATTAAGAATGGTGCAATTGGCACTGGCATTACTACCAGCACCACTAATGGTGACGCTAGGTGCTGACGTATAACCTGTGCCAGCTTCAGTCACAATTATTTCGGATACTGCATTTGCAACTACTGTCACAGTGCCTGTGGCTTGGACACCATTAGCTTCGTTAGGCGCACCAAATGTTACCGTAGTATTGCCGGGAAGATAACCACTGCCTTTGTTAGTAATGGTTACAGAGTTAATGCTGCCAATTGAATGCAGGTCTGTGCCATCCCAAGTCTTATAACCCTTGGCAGGATCAATAATCAGTGCGCGTTCATTACGCCACTGCGTCATCATGACGTTAGTATTTGAGAATGTATTAGCTGGCGCTATGTTCCCTTGCGCACCTGTCGTAATGTTGACGTACTGCGCAGAACCGTCGTTTTGGAACGCCAGTACATATTCATTATTGTCGATATTAACCGATCCCATAAACGTCACATTTGCGCCAAATGCAACGCCGGGTAATGCTTTGTTACCGGGAACAGTTTTTAAGTTGCCGTAACCAATTGGCTGGACATTCTCAAGCCAGCTAAACTCACCATCACCAATTACGGTGCGGTTGTTCTTCGTATTAACGCCTTTGAAGTCCTTGACTACGGCATAGTTTTTCTTTTGCTCTGCCGCAGCCATGTTAGTACCCCGCTGTGTAAGGTGTGGGTAGTCTGCGAGTAAAGGTCGTATTCAGCGCTTCCATCACATGCTTGGCGTACTCTTGCTTAAATATCTCAGCTTCTCCATAGGATTGCTCCTGATACTTGGCAATGTAAGCAGCATAAAACGGTACAGCTTCTGTAAATGGCGTTGGTAGCACCTCAACATCAGCGCCATCAACCATTGGATCAACCAACACTACCGTGTCAATCTCCATTTGATAGGCTTGATCAGGCTTTGGGCCAATAAAAATCTTTTTAGGCCCATACATGGAGTACCCAACAGGGCGTCCAGTATAGTCTTGCCAGTAACGTAACTGAGCATTGAAGTCAGTCCAAGGCAAGTAATACAACGGAATGCGAGAGTTGCCCCAATACAAGATGACATTCAAAACATCAACGGTATTGTTGCCTTCAGGCAGGTCAGCAAAATCAATGGTTTCTACGTTGTATGGCGCGGTGTGATTCTGCAAGACGCGATTGCACCCTGTGTCACGGACAAGGGTGTTTCGCCCATCGTTTATGTAATCCGTTAATTCTGCATTCGTCCAGAAGTTCGCATTAACGTCATGCAATAAACGGCGGGTCTGGGTAATGTATCCAGACAGCGTATCTGCCATGATTAACCATTAAGATTTGCAACTTTCGCCGCAACCCGTGCTTTAGGCATGGGCGCGGCTACTCGTTCCACCACTGGGGCTGACAAGTGGACGGGCTTAACAGACTCTTTTGAGAATGAAAACTCACCCAATTTCTGCATTGCTGCTTCAAACTGATTGCTCATTTTCATCCAGCCAAGTCTTATAAGATAAGGCTCTTTATCATCATCGCCATAACCAAAGATATGCTTTGCAGCAATTTCAGGCAACTCTACTAATTTACCGGGTTCAAAATGGAAAACTGTGCCATCAAAACTATCGGTAAACGTATTGGAACCGTTATTGCAGACAAAGATTGTGGTCATAGCGAGACAATATCTCCATAAAGGGCAATATCGCAGGTTACTGCGGCATTGACCGAACAGTTGACATACAGCACTCGGGCAGTTTGAACGTCAGTGTTAGCGGATGATGCCAGCGTCAGATCATCAAACTTAGTGCTACCAGTAGCAGCACTCAAAGTTTGATCCGCAGCAATAGTAGTGCCTCCACCGCTTGCGGCGGTGAAGACACCAACATTAGCACCACTTGCATTACCACTGAAGTTAGACAGAACTATCCGACGCACAATGTACTTCGTAGCGGCTTGCGCAACCAGAGTTGTAACATCGCCGGTAGCATCAAGGCTTACGCCGGTCTGCTCTGCCAAACGATAGTTGCCAAACGAATCTGGATACGACCGGCCTACTGCATTTGCGTCCATAGCTCCCCCTTATGCGTAGGTTTCGCCAGCAGCCTGACCACCGTTGATGTCCAACAGTGTCACAGTTGCATTGCCAGAAGAATTCTTGGCATACACGTTGACACCATCCGAAATCACCACACCACCCGTGTTAGCTGCCATGACGGTTGCGTTAGACGAACCGTTGTAAGCCAGCACAGTGACGTTAGCCGATGGGAACATGACATAAATACCTGCCGGAATGACAGTGCCATTGCCCGAATCAACTGCGGTAACGGTGACAGTCTGGAAATAGGCACCCGGAGTGTTGCTCTGAGCGCCAGCCAGAATAATTTTATTAGTTGCGAGAGACATGGTTTCCTCCTTACAGGCTCAAAGAGTTGTAGCCCGTAATCTTCGTCATGGCTTTCGGCTTGGTGTTTACCAGTTCTGCAATCATCAGAACTGCACCAACGTAGCCAATCTGGAAGTTCGGAAGCGTGGACTCAAAACCAGTGAACGCAAACGATGCCTGCTCATGGATATAGAGCGAGAGATAGTTGGTGTTCAGCAGGTATAGAGTACCCTCCGGGCAATACGGGTCTGGATAGATTGGTACACCAGCAACCATCAGGGCGCGGAACGCAGCCTGTGGGCCGTTGGCATCGCCATCAAAGCCTGAACCGGGGGTAATCATGTAGTTTTCTTGGCCTACATAATCCTGTGCCAGCAGCGTCCAAGTACCGAAGCCGCAAACGCCGAAGGTTGGAACCTCTGCGCCGTTCTTCACTGTGCCGGAAATGTATTGCAGTACGTTTTGACGGGTTGGGTTGACCGAACCTGCCGCATACTGCTTGGATTTCCACCAAGTGTTTGTGCTACGGTTGATGTTGCCGTAAGTAGCAGTACCAGTGCCATCATCCACCGCTGCGGGTAGGCCGATGAACTGCTGGTTGTTGCTGGTGTTGTTGTACAGCGCGGTTGCCATCGAATCCATCATGACGTTGGTCGCGTCGTTCATACGCGCTTCGATCAGAGGAATGATTGCGTAGTCTTGCTGTACTGCGCCTTCCATACCGAGGAACGGCACGGGAGAAACCAGCAGTTTGAGGTTAAATTCAGCTTGGTAAGCACCCTGCTGGACGGATGGTTGAGCGAACGAGCCGCTGTAATCCGACCACTGAGCGTTTACGAACTGAGAACCCTGTACAGGCACTGACACAGATGACACACCGCCAGAGGCAGTCTGCGAGTTTGCGATCAGCGCCGCCATCAGGGGCGTCGAGTTATAGATTTGTACGACCAACTTCGGGATAAATGCCCGACGAGTGACGTAGGTCAACTCGTTGTACTGATTAGTACCCGAAGCCGGAAGAATGCCGCCACCA